CTTTCTGGATACCGTAAAAAGGCTCGCTGCGAATTATGCGCTTTCAAAGCAGTCAATGAACAGCAAATGGACGTCTTTCATGTGGATGGCAACCGGAACAACACCAGTGTGTATAATTTGAAAACCATCTGCGCCAACTGCCAAAGATTAAAAAGCACCCAAGAATTGGGATGGTCTATTGGTGATTTAGAAGTAGATGATTGATCATATGATCCACCTGCGTTTTTAGCGTCGCTAAACTGCCGGAGTTATCTATCTCATAATCAAATGTTTGTCCGATCCAATCCCACTCACTTTGATGCACTGTTTTTTCTTGCATTTCCTCTTTTGTGGGTATGGCGCCTCTTTTGATCAGAACAACTTTGCCTTTCAATGCCTTGATGGTTTCTATCTCATTAACAAATCTTGTGTCGCTGAGCACTATTTTTCCACCATTGTAGCGAGCAATAAATGAATCGATCCAGATGCTGTCATGGAAATGTCCCCGCATCACTTCTGTGCCCCAATACTGTAAAATGTATCGAGGGGTCACCGGCTGGTTGAGTTTGTTGCTCCAATAAGGATCAACTCTCTCCCTCCACATGCGACTCTCCTGTGTGGCTCCTTCCAGCAGTGCTCGATCCCAACCAAATATCACGCTCACAGCATCTTTTAATGATTTTGCGAAGCTATCTCGTTGAAATCCGTGATTACTAACCAAGCATTCTGCCACAGTGTCCTTGCCAGATCCTATTAATCCCACCAATCCTATCAGCATAGGATTATATTATAGTTTTTTTATTCTTTTTGCAATCTCTTGTTTGACTTTTTCCACGGTTTTTAATATTTGCTTTCGCATTTCGGATCGATCGGCCACGCGACTCATATTTTCCAACGCGGTGACCAACTCTTCTAATTCTTGGAAGGACAAATCTTTTATATTTTTGATGCCTGTATAAGCCATAAGCGATTTATTTAATCTGAAGTTTTAAAGAATTAAAAGGTAATAAAAAGGATTAACCAATTATAAAACTGGTTGGTTTTCCGCCATCGATAAACAGTGCAATCTCCTGGTCCAGTTTCTCCATCATGGCCATGCCATCCTGCCGCAACGTTTCTCCATTGAGGGTGGTCCCTCCCTGTGGGCCGTTGATGGTGGCAAACTTGCCTCTGGCCTCGCCGAGCATAACCTTGCTCACCGCCAATGTGTAATCTCTAATCCAGGGTTTACTGTAGATGTCGTTAAGCAACACAATGTCTGGTCGGAAATTATCAGTGTGCAAAATTACCCTCTCTCCGTCCACTCGTGGGCGTTGGGTAATTGTCAATGTTTTGGTTGCGTTATCATAATGGAATTGAATGAAGGAGCCAAACATTTTGCCAACGAGCTCCTGGTAAGATGCGAAAGCATAGTAGGTGGCCAATCCGCCCACAGCACCTGCTCTCAATAGATAGGTGTTGGTGTATGCTAGATTGAATGGTTCGAATAATGTGCCTCCCTGTCCATCACCTCGTGACCCCACTGTAGCCCTTCCAATCTCTCTGACGTTGATGATCTCGTCTGGCAAGATATATTTGTTTTGATTTTGTATGAGATCCAAAAAGGCATAGCTCTCCTCTACTGAATTGTTGGATCTCTGCCTATACCTGTTCACTGCTCTTTCCAGTGCGATTTGATAGTGTTTTGGGTCCAATTCCACCTCAATCATACCGTCTCCCAGCATGGTTTTTACATAATCAAAAACTTGTTGCTGTGCTGTTTGTAACTCTGACATATGGATATTTATGGCTAGATGCTTTTCCATAAATATGGTTAGTATGCCACGTTTATCAATATACAAGCCAGAAAAAGGCAACGATTATAAGTTTTTTGATCGCAATATAAATGAGATGTTCCAGGTGGGAGGAACTGATGTTTTCCTACACAAATACGTTGGAATATATGATCAAGGAGAAGAAGGTACCAAGGACGGTGATGCTAGCCCCACACAACCTCATTACAGTGGCAGTAACTTGAATGAAAGAACTATACAAGATTTGTTATTTTTAGAAAATAGAGATAGAAAATATGACAAAGACGTATATGTAGTGAGAGGTATCTATAACGTGCAAGACACAGATTTCAATCTCAGCCAATTCGGCATGTTTCTGCAAAACGACACCCTGTTCTTAACGGTGCATCTGAATGATGTGGTTGAAAGATTGGGCAGGAAGCCCATGAGCGGAGATGTTATAGAATTCCCTCATTTGAAAGATGATTACAGTCTAGACGCCAGCATTCCCATTGCACTGAAAAGATTCTATGTTGTCGAAGACGTGAACAGATCAGCAGAAGGATTTTCTCCAACTTATTGGCCACACCTATTGAGACTAAAATTAAAAACGCTGGTGGACAGTCAAGAATTCCGTGATATCATAGGTGATGCTACCACCGCCGGATCACTTGCCAGCTATATGAGCACTTACAATAAAGAAAGAGAAATTAATGATGCGATCATAAATCAGGCCGAAGCGGATGCCCCAAAATCTGGGTTCAATTACAAGCAATTTTATGTGACTCCTATAGATGAGAGAGGCAACGTAAGGCTGGACGGTATAAATTCCAATGCATCAATCTCGTCTAATCAGCCAATTAATGCTGTGCTGGATACTCCGGCCAGCAGCCATTATGGTTTTTATTACAACGGCGATGGCATTCCACCCAATGGTTATGTTGCTGGAGCGGGAACCAGCTTCCCAACATCCAATGTCAACAAGGGTGATTATTTCTTGAGATTGGATTTTTTGCCTAATAGATTGTTCCGTTTCGATGGGGTGCGATGGATCAAGGTAGAAGATGCTGTGAGATTGACCACTACCAATACCAATGCTAGAAACACATTTAAAACTGGTTTCATTAACAACAGCAGCACTGCTACGATCAATGGCTTAACAGTTGAGCAGAGACAATCATTGACAGATGCTCTGAAACCCAAGGCGGATAATTAATGCTTCATTTTTACGATGGTCAGATAAGGAAATTCGTGACTCAGTTCATTAGGGTGCTGAGTAATTTTTCCATCGAGTTGGGCAAGGGCACAAGTGGCCAGGTACAGTTGAGACAGGTTCCTGTGACCTATGGTGACATGACGCGACAGGTGGCCAACATTATTAGGAACAACAGCGAGAATGCGCTACAATCTGCTCCCAAGATTGCTTGTTACATCTCAGCGCTTGAATATGACCGAGAGAGAATGCAAAATCCTTATCACGTAGAAAAACAACATCTCAAAGAAAGAAATTACAATGAGGCCACTGGACAATATGATAATGCCTTAGGTGCTGGATACACCATAGAAAAAGTTATGCCCAGCCCATTTAGATTGACAGTGAAGGCAGACATTTATACCACAAACACTGATATGAAATTGCAGATATTAGAACAAATTCTGTACTTGTTCAATCCGGACTTCGAAATTCAAAAAAGCGACAATTATATCGACTGGACCAGCTTGAGTTATATCGAATTGAAAGACATAAGTTTCAGTTCAAGATCTATTCCTGTTGGAGCCGAAGTGGAAATTGATGTGGCATCTATGACTTTCAGCATGCCTATTTGGTTATCTCCTCCCGTCAAAGTTTCCAAATTGGGAGTGATACAAAAGATCATTATGAGCATCTATGACGACGATGGAGGCATCACCAAAGGATTGATTGACGGAACATTAATATCAAAATCTTATGTGACTCCAAACAATTATGCTCTATTATTGACCGGCAACCAATTGAGAATATTGGGCAGCACGGGAATAAATGTAAGCTCGGGCGGGGATGGTTTCTATACAGGGGCGAGAGAAGCAACAACGCTAGATCCTTTCGAGACATTTGGTCCCCCAATAAATTGGAATATATTATTAAATCAATATGGAAGGATTACTAATGGATTGAGCCAAGTGAAGTTGACACAAGATAACGGCAATGAAGTTGTGGGCACTATATCAGCGTCTCCGCTGGATGAGAGCATTTTATTGTTCAATATTGATTCTGATACCATACCCGCCAATACAATAGCTTCTGTTAATAAAATTATAAATCCATTAACATTTGATGCGAGTGCTACTCCAGCCAATGGCACAAGATTCCTTATTACACAGGACATTGGGGACAGCACACAATATTGGCCAGGAAATTTGGATGCCCAGGCCAATGATATAGTACAATACAACAGCTCAACTAACACATGGAGCGTGGTATGGGCAGCGGCTGATTTTGATTCCACAGTAGAATATGTCACCAATCTCAATACCGGAATTCAATACAAATACAACGGCACAAACTGGGTAAAGAGCTACGAAGGGATCTATATTGCAGGTAAGTGGACGCTTGTGCTATAATTTATAAATGCAAACAAATATAATTTGTTCTGGAGCGTTATTCTACGCGGTGAATACCAAAAGATTTTTATTCCTGCAACGTAATGATGAAAAAACCCGTGGCATGTGGGCATTGGTTGGTGGCAGGAACAAATACACTGAGAGCGCTTTCGAGGGCTTGAAAAGAGAGATACACGAGGAGATTGGCTACACAGGAGCCTTCAAAAAAGTCATACCGCTGGAGCTGTTCACCAGCAACGATCAAAAATTTTTTTTCAACACATATGTGATCTGTGTGAGCGAAGAATTTTTACCAAAACTCAACGGTGAACACAGCTCATATGCGTGGTGTGCGTTCGAGTGCTGGCCAAAAAATCTTCACGCAGGTTTGAGGAACACCCTCAATAATAAATCTATAAAAGGCAAATTGCAGACTATTTTAGATCTAATTGTTTAGATCCGGATACATTTTGTGTAGAGCGTTACGATCTATCCATGGGTACCAATAGGCAGTCACCATGTCAATGCATTTGTACACATGGTTCCAATGGCATTCCATCCACTCCAGCTCGTATGTATATTCCTGGAAGTTGCCTGCGTTGGGATTGAAATTGCTGTTGTTGCCTATGGCCGGATAGACATCATAGGCCTTGTTCTGTGTGTGTGATGGAAAAAAATCCATTATGGTGAACATAATGTACTTACCTCAAAAATGTTTCCGATATTAGTTGCCTATTACCATGAAGCTTTTCACTGATGTAGCCACGGCCAGCACCAGCAACGCGATGAGAATCACTCCAAGCAGGGCCAAATACAAAGGTCTGCCGTTTTCTCTATCACGCTGAATCTTTTTATTGGGTTGGCTCAGCATATCATTTTCGTGTTCGTTGTAGGGCCACATTTAAAATTCCTATTGGCACACCGAGCCCGTTGCCGAGCTCGGAGCGTCGTTTTTTTGGGTTTTAGTTTTTAGCTACACCGTTGGTGAAAACTGTGTAGAACTTCTGGACGTTGTCCTGAAATTCTTTCATATTCTTCTGGATGGTCTCAGGTTTGAAACTCTCCTGCACCTTCTCATTGAAAGTCTTCACGTTTTCCATCAATACTTTGGTCTGTTCCGCGACATTTGAACCATTGGTCACAAACTCATTGAACTTCTTTGCAGTGTCGATGATGTCCTCTGCCGTCATCACTGGGGCCTTGAACTCAGCAACCACTTGCTCGCCGTCCTTCTTCACGGTGGCTTCGTATTCTGCTAGCTTGATGTTGTAGTTGAACTCCGCCATTTGTTTGGCAAGTCCTAATAGATCGGCACGTATTTCGTAGCCGCTTTTTGATTTGATGTTTGACATAACTTAAACTCCTTTCTGTGTGTGTGTTTGTGTTCTTGTTGTGTCAGCTGTATTTATAACACGAAAACAAAGATCTGTCAATATGTGTGTTGGGATTTTGTGTTTTACACTAATTTAAGGTTCTTTTTATCCTAGGTCTTGGCCAAACGGCTCCGCTGGCGGGGCGCAGTTTGTAGTTGATTTTAGGATAAACATTGCCATCATAGGGTCTTTCGGGCCTGTAGAACAAATATAAGTTAGGTGCTCCCTGTAGATCTCTAATGTCAGTAGGACCCCCGGATGTGGCTGTCAGCTGATCGGCTTTGGCAATGCCAGTGATGTAGGCTTTGGCACGCTCCTGATTCATTTCTGGATAGGTTTCCAGCGCACAAGCGAGCACTCCACAGACCTGGGGAGAAGCCATGCTGGTGCCTGACACTTTGTTCACATAAAAACTGCCTGATCTCGGATCGGTGACCCCAGCCGTATATGCGCTTACTATGAATGTGCCCGGTGCGAAAATGTCCACTCCTTCTCCGCAATCGCTGAAAACAACTTTCTTGTCCACGCTTATTGCGTCAACGGCACCCACGCAGATGTTGGGAATGTCATAAGTTCCGGTGGAGCTGCCATCGCCCGCGGAGTCATTGGCAGTGGGGCTGGTGCCTCTCATGTAGGGATATGGATTGGCCACGCTGTCGGGATATCTGTTAGCCATCTCGAACGTGTTGTTCCAATCCTGCCCACCTGGCACGTCGTGCCTCCACCTGCCATTTCCAGCGGCACCCACAGTGATCACACCTTCGTCGATCATGTCCTCTAGATCCTCATCCAATACGGAGACCCTAAAAGGTATACGCTGGTTAGATATAAATCCCCAGGCGTTCAGCTGAGCTGTGGTGAAAGTGTTACCACTTACTGTTTTACGGTTGTTTACTCCCAATTGGAGGTCTATCTGTTCTGGAGTTGCTTCATAGAATACCCATTCGTTCACCATGCCGGGGCTGCCCAAAGTACCCGTGTCGCCGGCATTTCCCTCCACTCTTATTCTAAAAGTCCTGTTTGGTGCTGTACCTTCTGTGCCATGGAAAATCCTCTGCACCGAGTTGTCAAATGAACACCACATGATCTTTGGAAATCCAGGATTGGCTTCTCCTAAATTGCTAAAGTTAGTGGATCCACCACCGAAAGTCACATAGTGGTTTGTTCCCACAAAAATCTGATTGTAATTGATTCCAAAAAATTTCACATTGAAAGGCAGATTCAATGTCCAATATCCGTCGTCGTTGTTGCCCACAGTTGGGGTCGTGCTAGATGTTAGGCTAGCTGAGCCCAATAAGGAAGTTGCCAGCGTGGTCACCGTTGCTGCATCTGTGATAGACGGATCGTTGTCTATCAATATGTCCATGTCAAAGGCATAAACGGGTGATGTGACGCCAGCGTTGCTGATTGTGGTAGCATAGGTTACAGTGTAATTGCCTTTTGATGCCAGTGTGATCTCCTCATCTATGATGTTGGTTGTGTTGGCCGTGCTGTCTGATGCAGGTCCCACCGTGAAAGTGTTCACAACGGTGCTGTCGCTCTGTCTAGTCACCGTAATGCTGGTCGTGAGAGTTGTGGTCCCGGAACTGCCTCCCGCCGACACGTCACTCTGTATTCTCACACCTGCATTCACAGTGTCGGTGTTGATCACTATGCTGTAGCTGGCCGATGGTTGTGTGACCCCCGCTATGCTGGCATGATAATTAGAGTCTCTGGTCCATGAAGATGGGTTTGACACGATACTGCCTTCTCCCTGGTCTGCTGTGCCTGTGGTCGTGATTCTGTTTCCATTGTTTTCAAAATTAACCAATGTG